GGTGCATCATCGGAAGCCTCCGGCTAGACACATGCACACGAGCCGGTGGGTTGGCCTGGAACCACTCCTTGCGCTTTTGGCTCTCAAGGAATGCTAGCCGCAGCAGCAACGCGCAGTAGTGGATGTTGACGAAATAAAATGTCTTGTCGACGAACTCTTGCGCGAGCGAGAAGGGAGGATTGGTTACAACGGCGGTTTCGACATCGCTGCGCCAATGTTCTGCCGACAGGAAATCAAGCGCTGGATGCACGCCGTACCCGCGATCAACAATGTCCGTAGAATAGACAAAGCGGCCAGCATCCTTCAGCGCCTTCGCAATCGCTCCATCCCCGCAAGCCGGTTCCCATATGCACCGAGGCAACCTATCGCCCTCAATTGCAATCAGCGCCCGCGTCGCCTCGATCGGCGTGCGGTAAAATTCCAAGCCTCTCTCTGCCTTGGTCGACAATCCAACTCCTGCGACCATGACCATGCGACTCTCCATGCAAGATTTGGCACTCTATGCAACTCTCGGCGCAAAGCAACACTTGTTTTCACGCCAAGTCGCGCACGTTACGGTTTTTCGCGGCTATTCCGCCGCAACGGCCAGTGCAGAAGGACGCGCGTCGACCACCGCTATGTATTTTCCGTCTGGCTTAACCGCGATTTCCGCCGTGGGGCGTAGTTCAGCGGCCCGCGCCAGCCAGCTAACAGCGGTTCGCGGGAATGGCAACGCCCCGCCGTGCGCCTGCCAGAACCTATCGGTTTTCTTCTGCACTACGCCTTCGTGCTCCGGGCAGTACCAAGCCTTGTGAACAACGAGGCCGCAACGGAACTTAACCAGCACGCTAGTCGGTCTCTCTGGCTTGTAGTGCATCGCGAACGTCCGCTCGCTCACCTTAACCCACACAGCCGGCGCGTTGCCCATGATCGCCAGCGAAGACGCCTTGGCGTTTATCTTCACTTCCTTATCGGATACAAATACGTGGTTGCAGTCAGGACACACTGCATATCTGGCATGAATCAGAGAGTGGCAATTTGGGCACTCCTTGACCGGTGCTGGGCCGCCCCCCTTTTTCTCACCAGGAGACGTGACGCAATCAACCGGCCCGTGCGTGCGTATCAGGCCGGCGAAATCTAGGACGAGGCAGTTGTCTTTGCCAGGCGCATTGCGGCTGCCTCTGCCTACCATTTGCACATAGAGACTTGTGCTGGCCGTCGGCCTAAGCATCAACAGCATATCAACGCTCGGGCAATTGAATCCAGTGGTCAGGACGTTCGCGTTGGTCACGCAACGGATATGACCTGCCTTGAAGTCTTCGAGAATACGACGCCGTTCCTCCGAAGGGGTCGCTCCCGTAATGGTCTCCGCCACAAATTGTCGCAGTCGTATCTCGTCTCGAACGTGATAGGCGTGCTCGACACCAGAACAAAAGGCGAGCCATGACTTGCGGTCCTTCCCGAACGCCACCGCTTCGTCAATCGCACGACGCGTTGTTTCCGCTTTGTCAACCGCAGCTTGAAGTTGTTTCTCAATGTATTCTCCTCCACGTTTTCCGACGCCTGTTAAGTCGAATCCTGTTTCGGTTGCTTTAGACACAAGCCGCGCCAGATAACAGTCGCGCACGCCGTCTCCGATGCCGTACTCGAACACTATCTTGTCGAACATAGCGCCGTCGCCCTGGTCTAGCCGTCCGCTACCTAGTCGGTAAGGCGTGGCCGTCAGTCCGGCCAGGCGCATTTCGGGGTTGATTGAGAGAAGTCCAGCGATGAACTTACGATACATCGTGCTTTCATTTCTCGGCACAAGATGCGCCTCGTCGATCAAGAGAAGATCTACCGAGCCGAACTGAGCGGCCTTGCTGTGGACGCTTTGGATGCCGGCAAAGATGATCTGCTGACGAGTCGCGCGCTGACCAAGGCCGGCGCTGTGAATTCCGGCGTAGTCAGCGCCCCGCCACCAGTTAGCGAGGAATTCCTTGTAGTTCTGTTCGATAAGTTCTTTGACGTGCGTGACGACCACAATGCGGAAGTTGTCGTACTGGCGCACGAGCCGCTGGCAAAGCTCGGCTATTACCAGGGATTTCCCAGTCCCCGTTGCCATCTCGACCAAGGGCGAGCCGCCTTCTTCGGCCCAGTAGCTGAAGACGGCGTCGAGCGCGGAAAGTTGATAGTGGCGGAGTTGCATTACTCAACCCTCCACACCCTAACTCCACCGACGCCGTCTTCGACGACGGTGCGAGACGTGAATCCGAACCCAAGTTTCCACTTGGCATAAGCCAAGCTGGACTGGACCGACGTGATCCTCAGTCCGGGAATGAACAGGGATTCTCCGACTTCCATCCCAACCCAACGGTGTCTTTTGGGAGGAGGAGCCGGCAGGTGGGTGTCGAAGGTCATTGCGCGCTGTTCACCCAAGTTTCGCCGTTCGCTAGCCGGTATGTGACGGTCTCGGCCTCTGGGTCAGAATCAACCTGCTCGCCAGGAACCAGCGACGGAATGAACAAGTGAGACGGGCAGCCAGCAGCCTGCTCGTCCAGGGTCAGCGGCTTCTGCCACTTCGCGCAGTCCCAACAGGCATCACGGCTAGTCGTGATCGGCGTACTGTGCAGACATGTCCGACAATTCTTGAGCGCCAACTCTCCCCCGTGGCACACTGCTTTGTGCTTGCACCAGATGCAAGGCGGCACGCGGGGGTTTTCGCTTACGCGGCTGGGCGGATCGTCAGCCTTGATAATGCGCTCGGCCTTTGCCAGTAGTTGTAAGCAAAAAGTGGCATCATATTCCACGCGCCGCTCAAAGATATCATCATCGTTCTTGTTTACGCACACGTACAGGCATCGCGTCAGGCCGCGACCGTGCATGTACATCTGGCATTGCGCGTAGTGCATGGGCTTGCCTTTTTGCAAGCCCTTCGTCAGAAGTTCTTTGAAGCCCTTGTCGTTGGACGACTTACACTCGACCAGGTGGACCGTCTTCGGCGCTTCAGGAACGCCGCGCGCTTCAGCATCGATCTTGCCCCGGACGTGGCCGCCGACGAACTTAACGCGCTCCTGTTCTTCGCTGATGTAGCATCCAATAGAGCGCAGATCGTCGAGGATGCGCTTTTCCTCAATGTCGCCGGTGTCGAAGATGCGGAGCTTGCGTCCCTCAATGACTTCCGGCGGCGAGACGCGGCGTAAGTTGTACCATAAGGCGCGATCACACTCGTGGCCGAGGTCGCCGACGTTGATGCCCACCGGCTCGTAAGAACTACGGGCCGCTTCGTAAGCCTTGAAGATCAGTGAGCGCGTGGTGTTTGGCGGCGTGAGGTCGAAGCCCATTTGTCCCCCAGAGGTTTGGGGCGGCGCTAGGCCGCCCCGTTAGCGTTACGCGCGCTTGGCCCACGGGCGGGCGCCGGTGGCCGCAACAGCGGCTGGACGTGCGACGGCGACCGGCCTAGCGACGGCTAGCGCAGGAGGGGCCACAGCAGGAATCTCATCCTGCCGGTAGTATTTCAGGATCTTGTTCTTATCCTTATACTGTGGGTCTTTGCTTTTCTCGATGCCCACCCGTGCCATAAATGGCTTATAAAGCAACGCATCAGAGTCGCCTGTGAGGACGCCGACCGCGTGACCCCATGCCGAAAGATCGCGCCACGCAATCTCGACGGCCTTCGGGTTCTTGTTCTCGATGTTGAAGTTGACGTAGAAAGACGACCCCTCAAGTTCGCCCTCGATCACGGTGAACTTGGCGGTCACGTATTTGCCGGTGCCGTCCTTGGTGACGTTCTCGTCGCTGATTTCGTCTGCCTGCAGACGGTAATCGTCGACCGGCAGTAGTTCGCTTCCACCGCCGCCTGTAGACGGCTCGATGTCGCTCAAGTCACGTAATGCAAAACCCATAGTCGTTGCTCCTACTCTGCTGCTTGTTGAACTTGTGCCAGCCCTGTGGGCTGCGGGAAGAACTGTTTGATGGCTTCGTATCCTTTGCCTTTGACGTATTCGATGCTTGATGGCATCGAGTAACGGTTTCCGGCTATAAATCCACCAGCTCCCTCTAGGTCGATAATTCTGGCGTTAGTGCTAACGGCGCGGGCGACCTTCTTGTTAAAGCCCATGTCTTTCTCCTTAACGCGCAGTGGTGTATTGAGGTATCCGATGATGTCTGCCTCATTCTTCACCAGCGCTCCCGCCTTCTCGTGAAGGTTGAAGACATATTTGGAATACGGATCTGATGTTGGAGACTTAATCGTGATCTGTTTATAGTGAGAGATAAGCACAACTGCGATGCTTAAATGATGTGTTAGCACCCTACAACCGCGAAGGAAGTGATTCCAGTGATTCTCTGCTGCTAGATAGCCCTTGCCCCATCCTGGAGTGTCTATGTCCGACCAACCGTTGTCTTGGCACACCTTTTGATGAATCAACCTCTCCAGTGTATCCAACGGATCAACCACTACAGTCTTGTAATTGTGATCTCCGGTAATTATTGACTGCATGGCGTCGGTCACATCGTCGAATGACTCGATCTCTCCAAAGCTGTTCAGATCAACACCACCCGGAGTTCCTTGTTCGCATTGAATGAAAACAGGATCGGGCCATTCGGATGCGAACGTCGTCTTGCCGAGTTTCTCATCGCCATAAATGACGAACAGCGGCGGCGTGTCAGCCACGACCTTGCGCAGAGATGCGAGAGACTTTGCCATCACGCAAACCTCTCGATTTTAACTGTCGGTCTTGCTATTGCGAGGCGCTTGAAGACCGCGAACTGAG